CAGCCTGCTGGCGATTCCGCGCAAGAATGGAAAGAGCAGTTTATGCGCGGGAATCGCACTCAAGCTGCTGATGGAGAACGAGCCCGGCTGTGAAGTCTATTCCTGCGCAGCCTCACGCGATCAGGCCCGGCTCGTTTTTGACATGGCCCGCGTCTACGTCGAGCAGTCGCCCGTGCTGAGGCAGCATCTCAAGGTGTACCGCAACGCGATCGTGCGAGAGGCGACGCACGGAACGTACAAGGCGTTGAGTGCGGAGGCCGGTATTCAACATGGGCTCTCCGCTCACGGCGTCATCTTTGACGAGCTCCACGTTTCTAACCGCGAGATGTGGGAAGTCATGCTCAGCAGCCAAGGTGCTCGGCGTCAGCCGCTGACGGTGGCGCTCACCACGGCAGGCTTTGACCGCAAAAGCGTCTGCTGGGAAATCTGGAAATACGCTGAGGCTGTGGCCGCCGGCACCGTGAAAGACGAGACGTTCCTGCCAGCCATCTATGCGGCCGACATTGCGGATGACTGGAAAGCCGAAGAGACGTGGAAGAAGGCCAATCCAAACCTCGGCGTTTCCGTGCGCATGGACTTCCTGCGGAGCGAGTGTGCTCGGGCGGTTGAGATGCCGACGTATGAAAATGTTTTTCGCCAACTTTTTTTGAACCAATGGACGGAACAGTCAACTAGGTGGTTGAGAATGGATCACTGGCAGCAGGGCGACAAGCCCTGTCCGGTGGATCTCGCGGGCCGCGAGTGCTGGGCCGGGTTGGACTTGGCCACGACGTTTGACACCACAGCCCTGGTGCTGCTCTTCCCGCTTGATGACGGCACGTTTTGGATTGAGCCGCACTTCTGGATACCGAGCGACAATGCCCACCAGAGAGAGCGCCGCGACAAAGTGCCCTACCTGACGTGGCATCGGCAGGGGCATCTGAACATGACTGATGGCAACGTCACCGACTTCGACCAAGTGCGTTCAGACATCAACGCCATCTGCTCAAAGTACAAGGTGCGTGGCATCGGCCTAGACCCGTGGAACTCGGCGCAACTCGGCCAACAACTGCAAGGCGACGGGCTGCCCATGTCAGACTTTCGACAGGGATATGGATCTTTATCAGCGCCCTCAAAGCAACTCGAAAACTGGTGCGTGTCTGGAAAACTGATACACGGAGCGCACCCCGTCCTCAGCTGGCAGGCCGCCAACGTGGCCATTCAGCAAGATTCCGCAGCCGGAAACATTAAGCCAAGCAAGGCCAAGAGCACAGAACGCATAGACGGCATCGTGTCGCTGGTCATGGCCATCGGGCTGTGGCAAACGGCAACCGCAGCCACGCCGGAACAGTCCTGGGACATCGTGACTCTATGAGCGAAAACGCCGCCGCCGACTTCAAGATGTTCGACCTGCGTGGCATTGACTGGCCCGAGGTGAGTTCCAGCCGCACGCCTTCCGGCATCCGCGTCAACGCTGACAACTCCATGGCGTGCTCGGCCTACACGGCCTGCATCCGTGTCATATCGGATGCGGTATCTGCCCTGCCGCTGCACATCTACGAGCGGATGGCCAACGGCGGGAAACAGAAGGCCACGAGCCATCCCGTGTATCGCCTGCTCCACCAGCAACCAAATCCCTGGCAGACGGCCCAAGAGTTCCGCGATTGGATGACTGGCATGTACCTGCACTACGGTGCGAGCTACGCCGAAATCCGCCCAGGTGCTCGCGGTGCTGTGTCGGAATTGTGGCCGCTGCACAGCAGCCGCATGGAGGCTGAGCGGCTGACTGACGGCACGCTGCGGTATCGCTACCGCGAGCCAAGTGGGCAGCAGACGATCTACAGCCAGGAGCAGATATTCGCCCTGCGATTCACGACCGAAGACGGCATCAAGCCGATTCCTACCTATAAGCTCTTTCAGAATGTGCTTGGTCTTTCGCAGGCTCTTGAGGCGCACGCCGCTACGTACTTTGGCAACGGGGCACGCCCTGGCGTAATCCTTGAAAGCAGCAACCCGATTCCCACAGACGCGGCCGAGCGACTGCGTGAGAGTTGGGAGCGAATGCACAGAGGCAGCGACCGAGCCTTCAGAACGGCTGTATTGCCTGCGGGCATTACGGCCAAAGAGCTAAGCAGCAGCAACGAGGCTGCCCAGATGCTGGAGAGCCGGGCATTCTCCGTGTACGAGTGCTGCCGAATCTTCCATGTGCCGCCCCATCTGATTCAGCAGCTGGATCGCAGCACGTTCAACAACATCGAGGTGCAGGGCACGGAGTTCGTGCAGCACTGCCTGCTCCCGCACTTGAAGCGGTGGGAAGCAGCCATCAGTCGTGACCTCATCGTTGATGATGAAAAGTATTTCGCTGAGCACAGCGTAAGCGGCCTGCTTCGCGGCGACCACGCGAGCCGGTCAGCGTATTTCGTATCGGCGCTCCAGAACGGCTGGATGACGGTGAACGAAGTGAGAGAGCTAGAGAACCTAAATCCAATTGGGCCAGAGGGCGACCAGCATTTCATCCAGTTGAACATGACCACGCTAGAAAAGGCAGGCCAGGAGCCGCCGGCAGTTGAGCCACCAGCCGTCGAGATTGAGGACAGCCAAGAGGATGACGCCGAAGACCTGGCCGAAGAACAGGAGCAGACAGATGGAACTTGAGCGACGCTACCTGACCGTAGACGAGGCTCCCGAGTGCGAGCTTGCGATTGAGACTCGTGCCAGCGGGCGTGAGGCCATTCGTGGCCTAGCGGTGCCGTACAACCGACTGTCGCTTGATCTTGGCGGCTTTCGGGAGCGAATCCTGCCCGGTGCTTTCGATAAAGTGCTGAGCCGCCAGCGTGGCAAAGGCGAGATTCTGAGCTACTACAACCACAACAGCGACATGCTTCTAGGCCGCGAGTCTGCCGGCACGCTAGAAATCATTGCGGATGACCGTGGCATTTCCTACGTCGTTGAGCCGCCAGACACATCGGCTGGCCGTGACGTTCTCGCCTTGGTTCGTTCTCGCAATCTGCGTGGCAGTTCCTTCGCCTTTACCGTGAGCCAGAAGGGCGAGCGGTTCACGACTGACGAGGGCGGTAAGGCAATCCGTGAAGTGGTTGAGGCTTCGGGCCTCTACGAGGTTGGCCCCGTAAACGTGCCAGCCTACGGCAGTGCTACGTCTGCGGTGGTGGCCCAGCGTTCGTATGAGGCGTGGCTGGCCGCTCAGGCTGCGGCCGTTGAGTTGGACGCCGACGCCGAGCCGGAGGTAAAGCGTGCCGTGCGTTCGCTGGTGCGTGACGCAGCTGCTGCGTGGGCTCTGAGGCTGCGCAATGTCTGAGGCCCGCTGCACCTGCGGCGAGAAGTTGCGGTGCCGTTCCTCTCGCCCGTGTGGCGAAGAGCGTCAACAGTATTTGCGTTGCCCTCGCTGCGGCGCTCGTGCTGTCGTGTTTGTAAAAACAACACATTCGGAAGTCCGGTTCTGCAAGAGGCCGGCACGCTAGAGGCACAGTGGACTCCACGGCAATACCGCCGCAGGAGATACACAGTGGACACCCTCAAGAAATTGCAGGACGAGGCGGCAACCCTTGCCAACCGGATCGACGCCGTGCGCGCGATCGAGGCCGAAGACACGACCGCCCGCGATGTCGAGCTCATCGACCTCAACAAACGTGCCGACGAACTGACCGCCAAGATTGATTTTGAGAAGAAGGTGGCTGAGTCGGCCAAGAATCTCCGCAGCGTGGTTGACCGCTGCACGCCGGCCCCAGAGGTGCGTGCCGAAGAGCCCAAGACCCGGATCGAGGCGGTGCCGTTCTCGGGCCGGCTCCGTGCGTTTGAGAACGCCAAGGACGCCTACTCGGTTGGCATGTGGTTCAAGGCGAAGAGCGGCGACGCTGACGCGAAGCGGTGGTGCCAGGACCACGGCGTTGAGGCTCGTGCTCAGGGCTCGACCGGCAGCACCACGGGCGCGGCTTTCGTGCCCGACGTGCTCTCCTCGACCGTCATTCGGCTCGTCGATCAGTACAGTGCATTCGCTCAGAACGCCACCAATGTGGTGATGCCGAGCGACGTTCTCCTGTTCCCACGCCGCACGGCCGGTGCGACCGCGTACTGGATCAATGAGAACTCGGCCATCACTGCCAGCGACCCCACTTCCAATCAGGTCACCCTGACTGCGAAAAAGGTCACGGGCGCGGTGACGATTGCGAGCGAGCTCCTGCAGGACTCCATCGTGTCGATCGCCGACTGGATCGCTGCCGAGCTCGCCCTGACGCTCAGCAACGCCGTGGAAGAGGCTGCGTGGAGCGGCAACCCCAGCAACGCTCCAGCGGTGGCCGGGCTTGTCACGACCTACACGGGTGGCTTGCTGGCGGCGTCTGCCGCCACCTATGCCGCCTCGCTCGTGACGGCTGCCGGTGACACGCCCGACGAGGTGACCAAGGCGAACCTGCTGGCCATGATGGCCAGGGTTCCGCAGCACTCGCGTGCGGGTGCCAAGTGGTTCTGCTCGCCGTTCTTCTTCGCGGCGTGCATGCAGAACCTCGACCTTGCCCAGGGCGGTTCAGTTGGTCTGTCGCAGGGCATGGGCCCGACCTTCCTTGGCTCGGAAGTGGTTCTCACCGACCGGCTCCCGAGCGGTGCTGACTCGACGGGTGCCATCATGGCGCTGTACGGCAACATGGCCAACAGCTCCTACTACGGCATCCGCCAGGCCATCGAGATCGCCAGCAGCGATCAGGTGAACTTCCTGTCGGACCAGACCGTGATTCGGGCAGTGGCTCGCGTCGCCATCACGCACGCCAACCTGGGCACCGACACCGTCGCTGGCCCGATCATCGGCCTCGTGGGTGCGTGAGCCTGACGGCTTGACGAGTGTGCAATCTTGAGCGGGCGGCTTCCACGACGGGGCCGCCCGCTCTCTTTCTTTGAGGCACCATGCTCGTCAAGGTAGGTGGCACTGAAGTTGACATCCGAGTGGAGGCCGTGCTCTCCATGCCACGGCTCTCGTTCACGTCCAACCACTTCGCCTGGGCCCAGGCCCTGATGCCGCTTGGCATTCGCCCCACGATGGGCACGGGTGCGTTCTGGGATCAAGTTAACACCCGCGTCATGGAGCAGTTCATCGACAAGGCGGAATGGCTGCTCTGTATCGATTACGACAGTTTTTTTCAAAAGGAGGACCTCGAACAGTTATTTGCGATGGCGATGACCTTTCAGTGTGACGCCATCACCGGCATGCAGACTAAGCGTGAAGACGGCCGCCCGATGCTGACGCTGAAGGGCACGCTGGACGCACCGCCAGAGGATGGGCACACGCAGGTGCCCAAAGAATGGTTTTCAGAACCCGTGCAGGAAGTAGATACTGCCCATTTCGGCTGCACTGTCATCAGCACTGCCGCACTCAAGCGAGCCAAGAAGCCTTGGTTCTGGAGCAAGCCGGACGAAGGCGGCTCGTGGAACGACGGCAGGATTGATCCTGACATCTACTTCTGGCGCAACTGGCGAGACTCGGGCAACCGCGTCTTCGTCTCGCCGCGTGTCGTTTTGGGCCATGGCGAGTACGTCGTGACGTGGCCCGGCAAGAACCTTACTGCCCCTGTTTTCCAGTGGACTACTGAGTTCACGAACACGGGGAAGCCGCCTGAATCTGCATGGAGTGTGGGCTAATGCCGAAGATTATGTTTACCCGCGCGTGGCGTGGCTACCGCAAGGGGCAAGTGGCTGAGCTTCCTGGCGGGATCAGCACGCAGCTGCTCGCTCAGCGTGTCGCTGTAGAAGACAACCAGCCGTCGCTAATTGAAACGGCTGCCCTTGAGCACGACGTAGAAACCGCAGACGCCACCCCAAAGCGAAGAGGCCGCCGTGCAGTATCGAAGCCTGACTCGACAGACGCCGCCAGCCGTTGAGCCCGTCACGCTCGCGGAAGCAAAGGCCCACCTGCGGGTTGATACGAGCGGCGATGACGCATACATCGGGACGCTGATCACGGCAGCCCGAGAATGGTGCGAGCAATACCTAGATCGCACGCTGGTGAATACGCAGTGGGTGATGCGGTTTGACTCGTTCCCGCCAGACGGCACGCACGACATCGAGTTACCACGGCCGCCCATGGCGACGGCCGGCACGACCACGGCGGTGGCCCTGACGTTCACCTACGAGAACGGCACGACAGCCACCTACTCCACAGCCAGCTACCGCGTGGACCGCAGCAGCACGCCAGGGGCGGTGAAGACTTTGTACGGCCAGACGTGGCCGCCGCACCTGATGGACGACAACGCCATCAGCGTGACGTGGTGGGCCGGCTACGGGGCCGCTGGCTCAAGCGTGCCTGCCGCTGTCCGCCACGCCTGCCTGATGCTGGTTGGCCACTGGTACGAAAGCCGCAGCACGGTGCTCGTTGGCAGCATCAGCAAGCCGCTGGAGTTTGCTGTTGAATCGCTTCTCTCTTCGCAGAAATGGGGCAGCTACCAATGAGCATCGAAGGACGCATCAACGTAGACGTGCTGTTCCACGACAAGGACGGCACGGCATCGCTCAAGGTGGTGAGTCTGCAGGACTCAAAAGCCTACACCACTGGCAAGGTGGCGGTGATCACTGGGACGCTGGGCACGGCGAGCTCAACAATCACACACACTGGCTCGTTTCGTGGTGCTGACGGCGAGTACGTTTCTATTCAGTCTGTTGACTACGCCGTCTTTCGCTTCGACGGCACGGGCGGAAGCTTCAAGCGTCTGGCGATCGGCAACGCCACCATCAGGTCAAACGACAGCATCGTGTCTGCTTCCTGCGTCGGTGGTGACGATACCGGGCAGTTCACAATCAGCGGAAACCAAGGAAGCACGGGCACCTACACCGTCGTGCTGTACGGCACATGATTGACGCCGGCAAGCTCCGCGAGCGCGTAACGGTGCAGCAGGCGTCCGAGTCTCGGAACGCTCTTGGCGAAACCGTGCTCTCGTGGGCCACGTTCGCTGAGCGTTGGGCAAGCGTGGAAGGCGTGTCGTCCCGCGAGCTTTTGCAGTACGGGCAGCAGCAGATTGAGGTTTCGCACCGAGTCCGCATGCGGTGGCTCGACGGGCTGACGCAATCCATGCGGATTGTCTGGCGTGGCCGCACGCTGGAGATCGTCAGCCTGCTTGAGCACGGGAACCGCAGTGAGCACGAGCTCGTCTGCCAGGAGGCCGCATAGATGGCCGTTGCTGGCGTCAACCTTTCGCTTGACACGTCCGAGCTTCTGCGGCTGCAGGAGTCGCTCGGCAAGGTATTCACGCCTGAAGGACTTGCTGCGACGCTAGGAAGCGCCATTGAGAAGGCCCTTGAGCCAGCAAAGCTGCGGCTGCGAGAGAACACGCCAGCCGGGCCTACTGGCAATCTCAAGCGTGCCGTCAATATGAAGGTGGTGGAGTACCCGAAGAGCGGCGTGGCTGTGGGCCTGCTTGGCTACAACAGGGCAGGCGAAGGCAAATCAAAGAGTGCCGCCGGCGGCACTGTGCAGGCTGGCCCTGACCGTGCGTTTCATCAATGGTGGCTTGAGTTTGGCACCAAGCAGCGAGTTATCGCCAAGCTCTCAAACAAGCCCTACCAGCGGAAGGCTCACCAAAGAACGATGAAGTCTGGCAAAGTCGCCAGCATTAAGGCCCACCAAGTCTCTGGGCAGAATGCCTACATCGCATCGTCCTACAGCGAGTTGGGGCAGTTCAAGATGATGAAGACGCCTCGCCCTCCACGGGGAGAGACCGGCCAGCGCGTGCAGACAGATCCCGCATACCCAAAAGCGTTCTTTCAGAAATCCACAAAGCCAATCGTGATTCCTGCCATGAATCCTGGCGGCAGCGGGGAGCCACCGCTGCGAAAGACTTGGAACGAGTACCAAGGCAAGGTGGCTGAGCGGCTCACGTCTGAACTACGGATTTCGCTAGAGCGTGCCCTGGAGGCGCTCACCTACACCAGCACCGGCAGCGTCACTGGTGCCACCATCCAGGCCGGAGGCTAGCCGTGCTGAAGTCACCAGAGCAGGCAGCTGCTCAAGCACTCGTTGCAGATCCCGCCGTGGCCATGATTCTTGGCCAGCGTATCTGGCCCGTGATCGCACCGGCGTCTGCGTCCCTGCCGTTTGCCACCTGGCGACGCACTGGCGTCAGCCGCTCGCAAGGGCTCTCAGGCCCGACAGGTGCCACGTCTGTGCAGTTGGCTGTGGACGTGTTCTCGACCACGTACGAAGAGGCCCGCGAGGCCGCCGACAGAATCCGCTCAGTTCTGGATGGATGGGGCGGGCAAGTGACAGACTACGTAAGCGTAAGAAACGTGAGCCTCGAAACCGAGTCTGACGGCTTCGTACAACTCGCTGGCGGTGACCTGCCGCCCGTGTATCAGGTGACGCAATCGTTCTCAATCCTCTGGCAGGAGACTTAGCAGATGGCCTTTGAAACTCCGCATGATGGTGCTGGCACAGTCCTGACGTGGAAGAGCACGACGTACACCGTCACCAACGTCGTCGTCAGCATGACGGACCCGACTGCTACCGAGGACAAGATTTCCGTTTCGCACCTTGGCCAGACGGCTGGCGAGACTGCCAAGACGCTTGACCTGCCGCTGGCCGGCGCTGCCTCTGGCGACACCGGGCAGACCGTTCAGTTTGACTACATCGGCAAGACGATCATTGCTGACAAGGAAACTGGCACCCTGGCCATCACGGTTGGCGGTACGTCGCTTCTGAGCCGTGCTGGCACCGTCAACTCGTCCACGCTCACGCTGGCGACGCAGGACGCGATCCGAGGCCAGGCCACCATCCGTATTGCCCGTAGCTAGTCCGTGACGGAGGCCCGTCATGGCTGACTACTCAGCGGGCGTCACGGCTACGTGGAACAGTGTGAACTTCGGTGAGGTTACGGAACTGACCGTAACTCACGGCGGTGCTCTTCCATTGGCTCGCGCCAGTACGTGGACGCTTGACATTGGCACTATAGAACTAAAGTGCCTAACCACGGCGAACATCTCCACTGCCAACTACGGCAAGCGTGCGCAAGTCACTATCACTGGTGGCGGGCTTGCTTACTCGGGCAACGCAGTGCTTGAGAAGTTCACCATGGCTGGCGTGGTCAATGACGTGACGCGCTACGCGGTCACGCTACGAGTCCAAGGCTAGGAGAAACCATGAGCCTCAGCGTTGCAGACCTTGCCAAGCAGATCCTTGATGCCGATGACTTGCCGATCCTCAAGGTGACGGTGCGTGAGTGGAAGGGCGGAGACGGCAAGCCGCTCGTGCTCGGCGTTCGCGTCATGACCGTCGAAGAGCGGGACAGCTACGAAAAGGAGTGGGTGGGCAAGAAAGAAACGGGCATCGACAACTTCCGGACGAAGTATCTGGCCCGCTGTCTGTGCCATCCCGAGAGCGGCGAGCGTCTTTTTGACGAGGCTGGCATCGAGCAGCTGGCGAAGAAGTCAGCGGCCATCGTGTCCAAGCTCTTTGAGAAGGCGCTCAAACACAACAACATGACAGAAACCGACGTGGAGGAACTCGCAAAAAACTGAGCGTCCGCCCGACGAGGCGTTTCCTGTTTCGTCTGGCGGGGCACTTGGGAATGACGGTGAGGGAACTGTCTCGCCGCATGGATTCGCAGGAGCTCACGGAGTGGATTGCGTTTACTCGCTACTACCACGCTCTCCCTGATCCATGGCGGCAGACAGGCCTACTGACGAGTGCCGTGCTTGCACCGTACTCCCAGCAAGGCAAGGCACCGAAAGCAGACGATTTCAACCCGATTGAGAAACCACCCCAGCACGCAGACGAGATGAAGCGGGAGCTGCAAAAGCTCCTGGCGTTCCCCGAATAAGCCATGGCCACCATCCTCTCACTCGCGCTCAAGGTAAACGCCGACGCCTCTGGCGTGGTGAAGAACCTGACGCCAGCTGAGCGGGCGCTGGAGAAGTTGGCTGGCCAAGCGTCTAAGGCCACAAGCGTCTTTGACGAGTTCGCTGGCACAAGTTCCGCCGCCGCAAACGCTCAGTTCAATGCGTCCAAGTCCATGGCAGACTTGGCGGACAGTCTCAAGCGTGGCGAAATCACTGCGCAAGAGTTTGCGTCTAGGTATGCGGACCTCAGCGACGCAATCACCAAGGAGGCTGCGGCCCTCAAGCGTGCGGCCCAGATCACAGAAGCCAACATTTCGCCGGCAGAGAAGTACAGCAGGACCGTTGCTGAACTTGACGATCAGTTGCGAGCCGGCCGCATCTCGCAAGAGACGTACAACCGTGCTCTAGAAAAGGCCAAGGGCGATCTCGACAAGACTTCCACTGCCGTGGACAAGACCGACAAGAGCATGGAGTCTCTTGCCAGGAATACAAAGATTCTTGCCGGCATCGAGATTGGCCGCCTGTTCTTAGACGGGCTCTCGGCTATCGGGAACGTCTTTCAAGATATTGGCTCTCGCGTCACGTCGCTCGTCTCAAGCGTCAACACGTCTGTCGATACGCTCAATGACTTCTCGGCCCGTACCGGCATCGGCGTTGAGGCGTTGCAGGGCTACTCGCTCGCGGCCAAGCTGGCCGGCGTTGATACCGAGCAGTTCGGCGCAGCGGTGCAGCGGCTGGCCGTGAACATTGGCAAGGCTACGCCTGGTGATGCGCTCGACAAGTCGCTCAGAGGAATCAACCTTTCGGTTGCTGAGCTCAGGGCCCTTGCGCCGGAAGACCAGTTCTCGGCCATCGGCAACGCCATCTCTCAACTACCAACGGCCGCCGATCGTGCAGCTGCTGCGGTTGAGATCTTCGGCAAGCAGGGTGCTGCCCTGGCACCGCTATTCCGTGAGGGGGCCGCAAGCCTCGAGGAGCTCAAGGCCAGGGCTGAGCGGCTCGGCATCATCGTCAGCGAGACGCAGGTGAACAACGTCGCTGACATGAACGACGCCTTCGACTTGGTGCGAGCCACCATTGAAGGCATCGTTGGGCAGGTGATTGGCAACCTCGCGCCAGCTGTCACGGACGTGACGAATCAGTTTCTGCAGTTTGTGGAAAGCTGGAGCGGTGCCCAAGGCGAGGGCGGCACTGGCATTGCCAACGCCATCACAGATGTGCTGCTGCAAGGGGCTGAGTACTTCGCCGGAATCTTTGATGAGTTCGTGGCGAACTTTGGAAGCCTTGGCGAAACATTCTCGTACGCTGCGGACATCTTTGACGTAGTGAGCAAGGTGCTGCTGACGGCATCTGAAGGACTGCGTGCGGCATTCAACGCCATTCAGTTAGGCATTGACGTTCTGCTGATTGGGTTCGGGAAAATCATTGAGTCAATAGGCAGCTACATCAGCAGTGACTTGGAGCAGTTCGGCGCAGGGCTTGCGGCTGCGTCCCAGGAGTCAGCAGAGAAAAACTCCCGCGAGATGGAGGCCGCAGCAGCCAACGCTGCGAATACGTTCAACAGCATCTTCGCCGGCGGCGACGGCAACGCACAGCAGGCAGGACAGGGCGCGGCATCGCAGTACCTCAGCGGCCTGCGTTCAGAGATCGAGAACGCACGCCGCCCAGAAGTTCAAGTTGAGCTCAACCTTGGCGACACCGAAGAGCGACTGCAGCAGTTCTTGGCAACTGCTGGCGACGAGGCTTCCGTATTCCTGCAGCAGTCCATGGCGACCGTCGAGACGTTCCAAGAGATGGCAGCCGCTGGCGGGCTGACTGCGGACCAGATTGAGATCATGAACGGATTCATGGAGAACGTGAACGCTGAGCTTGATAAGGAACTGGCGAAGAGGCAGGAGGCTGCGGATGCCGCCTTGGCCCAGGCCGACGCAGACCGCAAGCGGCTTGACCAGTTGATGGAGACGAAGGACGAGGGGGCCAGGATCGAAAACGACTTGCTTACGGTGCAGCGTGAGCAAGCCCGCGTCTCGGAGCAGCTGGCCGCAGCCCGTGCTGCCAACAATCAGGCGGATGCCGACTCCGCTGCTGCCCGTCAGGCAGAGCTTGACCAACTGACGGCCAAACTCGAGGACGAGCAGCAGGCCCTTGAGCAGGGCTTCGGCGCTGGGTTTAACGCGGCCTTCCAGTCGGTTGACCAGAACATCGACCAACTGATTGCCAAGTCTCAGGAGTTTGGCCAAGCCGGATTTGACGCAGCCCTGCGTCTACAGGAAGGGATTGCTGCCGCGCAAGAGCAGGCACGAGACGGCATTCTCAATGCCGAGGCTTTCAACGCAGAAGTGCAACGGCAGCAGGAGCTCTTCAATCAGGAGCTCGCCAATATCCAAGAGGCAGAAAAGGCTAGGGACGCGGCGGCTGAAGACAGGAAGGCCAAGGAGCAGGAGCGAACCAACGCTGAGCTTAAGGCCCAGGACGATTACCGCAAGCAGCAAGAGACTGCCCTGCAGGCGTACCAGCAACAGCAGCAGCAGGCCCAGCAGCAGTACGCCCAGGAGCAGGCCCGCATCTTTGCCGAGCAGCGCAAGGCCGCCGAGGCTGAAGCGAAGCGGCAGGAAGAACGCATCCGCAAACTCAACACGCTGGGCCAACAGTCGATCAACGTGGCCGACGTGCGAAGCGTTGAGGGGGCAAACCTAGTGCTGCAGACGGCGGCTCAGGCCCAAGACCCCGCACTGATTCAGGCAAGGCTTCAGACAAAGCTTCTTGAGCGGGTGGCACTTGGCATCGCCCAAGCGGCGAGCAACTACTTTAACCAGCCCGTCGCAATCGTCGGTGCTGCAAGGCTTAACTGATGGGCGTTGCGTCATACGAAGAACTTGCTAGGACTTTTGAGAACGAGCTAGGTGGCTCCCCGAAGGCCGTCCGCACCTGGGCTGTGACGCTGACTGATGACACGCTGCAAAACAACCCAACCACGCACGGCGCTGTCATTAATGCGCTGGGCATAGACAACTACGGAGCTCAGCACCCTGATATAGCCAACTCATACTTCGGCCTTCGCAAAATAACCCTCACTGAACGCTACTCAGATTCGCCGTACCACGTTCTTGCTGTGGCTGAGTATGGCGTGGTTTCCGCCAACGAACTGCTATCCCCAACGTCCCGCGCTGCGGAGTGGAGCTTTGAGTCAAAGCCAAGCCAGGTGGCGGCGCTCTACTACTGGGACGGCACGACTCGACGCCCGCTGACAAACTCTGCGTTTGACTACTACGAGGGGCTGCAAACTGAAGAGCTTATTGTGGTGGCAAAGGTTTCAAAGAACTACTCGGACTTTGATGCCGATAACGGGCCGGTTCATCTAATCAACGCAACCAACAAACTGAACTCTGGCAACTACCTCGCAGCTGCAGGCACAAGCAACGTCCACTGCTGGAAGGTGGCTGGCGTCTCTACTGAGTACGTCACCGAAATCTACAACAACGTGTCCCACCAGTATTGGCGAACTACGTCAGAGCTTCAGTATCGCCAAAGCACATGGAACTTGTTTCTGCCAGATGTTGGATGGAACTTTATCGACGGCGGCCAGAAGCGACGCGCTATGGTTTTTGATTTCCAGAATGTCGAGTGGGTCGCGTCCGCAAATCCTGTCGGACTTGACGGCTCTGGCGGCATGAACTTCACTAACTTCCCGTTCATTAATGAGCGTCGCGTCTGCGAGGAAGTGAACTTCTCCCCGCTGTTCGGCACGCCTCCAACCGTGTAGCAATGGCCCGCCAAAAGAAGCCAGCCGACGCGGTGCAGTTCACTCGGGAAAGCGCCGAGCGTGTGGCTCGCGTCGTTCGCCAAGCCGAGATCACGCCGGCAGCTGCGTCGCCCCTGACGTTTGATAGGCGTTTATCTGATAGGCACCCGAAGCAGGTGCGGGCCGCGACGTTCTCAGGCGCGTGGCCGATTGGCAGCGTCAAGACGGTAACGTTCAAGTACGCCCCAACAGCTACAGCGAACGTCACCAACTTGTCGTGGCCAATCGCCCTGTCGGGCTACGTTAACGAGGACTGCGTTGTTGGGCGAGAAGGCACCAACTGGTGGCTCGTTGTGCCGAAGCTTGAAGGGCCAACGGCGGTCTTTGTGACGCAGACGCAAGACGGCACGAACCTTGTGAGCATCGCCATTGCAGCGACGCTGAACACCAACACCTGCGGCATCACGGTGAGCCAGACACCAAGCACCACACGCATCACGCTTATCACGGCAACAGTCACTTCGTCCTACCTTAGACTGCGGGTGCCCTGATGGCTTGCCCGTGCTGCCAGCAGGAGACGTGCGTAAGCCCACGGTGTTGCGAATGCTTTGCAGCCCTTGGCAACAGGTATCCGCGATTCATCAACGTCACCGTTGCAGGCTCATGTGTAATTACTGACCCGTTCATACTCAGTTTTTGCGGCGGTGGCGTGACGTATAACTTCAACGAATCATTAACGCTATCTAGGGTGGGCACTGATTATTCGCCAGACTGTCCGGCCTTTAGGTTTGATGGAGGCCAGCTATGCACTCCACTGCCGGAAGGTTGCTGCGAAGTCAGCGGAATCGGCATCAACGTCTCATTTTGGTTTTGGGGCACTTCTGCTTATGCCAACCTCGGTGAGTTTAGCGTCAGTGTGAGGCACCCTTCTATCTGCAGTGCCTGCGGCTTGGGTACATCAATGTATGGCGTAGCGAACTGGGTGTACACAGGATGCGAAAATGCGATTTCGCAGGCTGGCACAATTGCAATTAACCCAGTCGGGCGGTTCATTGGTGGCTCTGGGTCTGCAACTGTAACCGGGTTTCAATATTGACCAATGTTCTGCGTTTGTGATCCGCATACTAGAAAATGTGTTCAGTGCGGAATCGGTGACGATTTCTGCGGATCATTGCGCAACTGCACTGCTGCAAGCGGTCAGCCTTCATCTGATGTGGCTCATGGTGCAGGCAGTGAACTTCACGACCTTCTACGCGACTGGTTAGGCATTGAGGCAACGCCAGACTGCCCGTGCCGCAGCATGGCCGCAAAAATGAACAAGATGGGCCCTGATTGGTGCGAGGGAGAAGGCATGCCAGTTATCCTCGGCGTGATGCGTGCCGAGCACGCCAAGCGGTGGGCCGATGGTCGCACGATCCTGCCGTGGACTGACGCAGGGGCAAGGCAGTTAGTGCTGCTGGCGTGCCGCAGGGCCAGGGCCAAGACTGGTTGACACACCTGCCACGCTGCGGGCAAAGGAGCGGCCAGTGCCCGACGACCACGTTTTCACATTGAACGGCGACGAGCGGTGGCTGCTGCGTTTCACCACGCTCAAGGGTGCTGCCTATGGCTACACGTTCAGCCAGAAGGCGAAGCACCCGCGAATCATCCTTGACGCTCGCATGCGTGGCCGCAAGAAGCTCGAGGTGCTAGTGCATGAACTGTTGCACGCCTTGAATCCAACTCAGTCTGAGGAGCACGTTGAGCAGCAGGGCAAGGATATTGCCCGCGTGCTCTGGAGTCTTGGATACCGAGAGGTGAATGATGGGCCGTAGTGCTGGCACCTTCCGCAGAAAGAACGCTTCCGACGCCTGGAACGTCACAAGCCTTGAAGGCAGCGTCACCCGCATTGACTTCAACCAGCGCCTGTGGGTGCTGCTCTCGAGTGACTGGCATTGGGACTCGGTGAAGTGCAGCCGAGAGAAGTTGTCTGCGGACCTGACCAAGGCCCGCGAGCTCAACGCCGCAGTGCTCAGCATTGGCGATCACTTTGACGCGATGGGTGGCAAGTACGATCCGCGCAGCAATGGCAAGTGGGACGTAAGGCCAGAGTTTCAGAGGGGCAACTACTACGACGACATTGTTACCCAGTGCGCGGAGTACCTTGAGCCGTACCGCGAGCAGATGGCGCTCATCACGCCGGGCAACCACGAGACGGCTGTGCGGAAGCGCATGGAGACGTGCCTGACCACGCGGCTCGTAGAGCAGTTGCGAGTGCGTGGCAGCAAGTGCAGGGCCGCTGGCTACTCAGGCTGGGTGATGTTTCGGGCCAAGGCCGGAAAGACAAGCACGGCGCTCTATCGGCTTTGGTATCACCACGGCTACGGTGGCGGCGGCCCGGTGACTCGCGGCGTCATCGACTACAGCCGCTACCTCACAGACGTAGACGCTGACTGCGTACACGCCGGGCACGTCCACCAGCGGACGCTGATTGAGGCCAGCCGGCAACGGCTCTCGCCTACGGGACTGGTGCGGGTGCGGCCGATTCACCTCGTTCGATCGGCGGCCTACAAGCAAGAGTGCCTCACCGATGGCTGGGCCGTAGAGAAGGGCATGAGCTCACGCCCGCTTGGCGGTTGGTGGATGCTCTTGCGGTGGAATGTAGACCATACGGAGTTGCGGGCATCATTCCACGATTCACCAAGGGACGACAATGACGACCACGATTGAAGACGCCAACGAGTTGCTGCGTTCTGCTGTGCAGATCCGCCGCGAGGCCCAGGCGGCAGGCAAGCCACATGAGGAGTGGTATGGCGTGTCGCAGGCGGCGACAGATCCTAGGTGCTTTGTCGCAAGTACCGAGGAAACGCAACACGTCGATGAGCCATACATCGAGCACCTGCTGCACGAGCACCACCTGCACCGTGCTGGCCTGACGCAGGACGAACTAGACGAAGCCCTTGAGCGTCTGGCCGGCGACGGCATCACGCACGAGCAGCGGCCCGGCTCGCTGCCGTTTCTGGAACTGCTCGAGGAGGTGCGGCATCTGCACCTGAGCAAGAGCCAGGACTACGGGAGCGAGAGCGACCCGCTGGCCAACATCCGCCAGGGCGCTGAGTTCGTTGGCATCGAGCCGTGGCGTGCCTGTCTCGTCAGAGTGGCCGACAAGGTGCAGCGGCTGAAGACGTACTGCCGCACCGGCCGGCTCGTCCACGAGGGCGTGCGTGACACGCTGCTGGATCTCTCGGCGTATAGCCTGCTGGCGATTGTGCTTTTCGATGAGGGCCGCAATGGCTGAACCGCTGACGCCCGAACACCTTGCCACCATGGAGCAGGCCGCCCGCCGTTTCTCGGGAGCTTACACGGGCACGAGCGGGACGCTGGCCGGCTACGTGATTCACTTGTTGCAAGAAGTGCAACGGCTCAAAGCCGAGTGGCAACTGCTCGCGGTGGCAAAGGCCATGAAAGAAAACGCCTAGGCCAGGGCTTGAGCGGCGGCGGTTTTATCCCTTTCCCGCCGTCGCTCGCCCTGTGCCTAGGCCGCTGGCGTGCTTGGCCCGTTCAGATCCAGCGGCGGCAGGCAGTCAACGCTGCTCTGCTCTGTGGGGCAGATCGTGGGGTCCACGTACCGCTCCTGTAGCTTCGGGTCGCTGTGATCAAGCACCTGCGTGGCTGCGGCCGTACCGCCCGCCAGGGCTGCGTATGAGGCCCGAGTACGCCTAAGCCCGTGGAAGCCCCTGTAACGCACGCCAGAGAGCCTGCAAAGCAGCTTGAGGCTAGTCCACAGGCTTCCCCTGGCTCTGTCCCAGTGCCACACCAGTTCGTCAGGCTGGCCCCGCTGCGGCAGCATCATGGCCGCCAGCTGCTCGGTGAAGTCTCGCTCTATGTCGTGCGTCTGCCCTTTGCGAGTTTCACCGCGAAATATCACCCGCCGACGCTCGAGGTCTAGTTCGCCCCACCTGAGCGACAGCAAAGCCGTTGCCCGTTCGCCAGTGCAGTACGCCATGTAGATCAGCGTGGCCCACCACCAGCACGACAACTTTCCGCCGGTGCGTCCGCGCCGGTGACGCGACTGCCGAATCAACTGCGCCACGTCTTCGGCCGTGTAGGCCCGGCCTGTTGGGATGCTCTTTGACACCTTGATGCGTGGCAACTCTGGAAAGTCTTTCGCCCACCGCTTGCGGGCAGCCAGATTCCACACAGCGGCCAGCATCACCTTGTCTTTCTGCACGCTCGCTGGCCTCACAACCTTGCCTCCCCAGGACTGCGTAGCACGGGCTCTGAGGTAGCGACTGATCACGAGGTCATCTAGGTCGGCAACCGTGGGCTCGTGCTTTAGGAACGCACGCAGGCGATCCAAGAGCATTGAGTACAGCACCATCGTCTTGGGGTTCAGATTTCGCAGATCCGCATACCGCTCGAACAACTCAGCCAACGTCATCGGTTCCATTTCCGCTCTCCTTTTTTGAGTAGTGTACAGAAGTTCACGTCTGCACGCTGTACAAAATCACGAGCGGACTCGCCTCCACTCATACTTTCGTACAGCACTCAACTATGGGCAGCCGGCCTTGCGGATTCCACCGCTCGCGCCGGTTGCCCTAGTTGGACAGTCTGGGCAAATGGACAGTTTGACTAACTCCCGCTCAACAGTAGTATTGGGGCATGATCGCAATGGCTCACAAGATTGAAGGCGGCGAATACCTGACGATTGCTGAGGCCGTCGCCTACATCGGCTGCACGGACTCGTGGGTGAGGCACCTCATCCGCGAGGGCAAGCTCATAGTTCGGACGTTCTCTGAGCGGTTGAAGCTAGTCCCGCTGGCGGAAGCGGAGCGGGCTCGAGACGGGCTGAGCACCAGAGCCAACGGCAAGAAGCACCTTGCCAAGCGTCCTGCCGCTAAGCGGAAGAAGCCGAAGAAGGCTGTCGCTCGCCGGAAGTAGCGTTTCCACGGCGAAAACTGCCAGAAAAAATCTTTTGTGGACTACTTGACGCCTAACTTCCGATAGCCTAGAGTATTGGCGTGCGAGCGAATGAGACTCGCGGCCAGAAAGTGGACACGAAACGATGAAGACAACGGCCAGATGGTTTTGGATTTACGGCGTGCCGTATTGCCCTGGTTGCGTCGGCGGCAGGTCGCAGGTGATGAGCAACGGCGGCAGCGGCGGATCTTGTCTGAGCCGCGATGAGAAAGCTCGAGCATCGCGTGAGGTTCCGCCGGCCGGGGCGAGGTGCCATTGTTGCGGAACAGCTGCACACTGACTCACCTCGGCCAAGGAGGGCCACATGAAACGCCGATGGAACGCCGCCCTGCAATCGCTCGTCCTCGTCCGCCTAGGCCAGGAGCTCGGCACCTCGAGCGACCTTGCCCAAGCCATTGCCCACAGCATCGACGCACTGGTTCATGCGCTGGCTGGAGCACTTGCACGTTAACCGAACTTCCGTTAGCCTCTAGCCCAAATCCCGATACGCACTACCCGCTGCTGTACAAAAGTTCGACTCCTCAAACCACTGTTTTCCCCGAGCGCCACGCAGATAATTCCGATTTGACACGCTAGTGAACAGGCGTATAGTTCGCCAACTCAAACGAAGGAGACAGCCATGACCATGACGCCCAGGAAAAGCAGGTTTGGAAACACGCAGCTGTTCTTTGTCGTTGATCCTCAGTTTGCCGAGCAGGTTTCGGCCGTTCGATGGAGCAGGACGCGATTTGGATACCTAGAGAGCGTTGATCCAGAGACAAGAAAGCTCATCAAGCTTCACCGTTTTGTGTGGCGGCTGAAGCACGGCTGGCTTCCGAAAAAACTTGATCACATCAACAGGGTGAAGTGGGACTGCAGGATTGGGAACCTTCGCCCTGCCACTCAGTCGCTGAACGTTCGCAATCGCGATACAGCTGACCGCCCTTATCCGGTTGGCGTGCGCATGCGTCGCACGGCAGTTGCGTCATCCAGGCTCAAGTACGAGGCTCGCATCATGATTTACAGAAAGGAAATTTGGCTTGGTTGTTACGAGACGCCACAGGAGGCCGCCGCTGCGTATGCGACGGCTAGGGATGAGACATACCGACAGGAAGTGTGCAAGGCCACGAAGGAGGCATTCATGCAACAGCCCATGCCAGGAGACAACGAGTACCTAGCCGCAGTAGCTGGCCTGCACGAGCAGACGGTGAGCCCTGCCCCGAAGGTCACCTACGCCATTGGCGACTTCGTAAGCGGATGCTCAGCCGGCAAGCGTTGGCAGGGACGCATCTGGAACGTCGATGGCGACCGACTCAGCATCGAGATTGACGGCGGATGGCTGGCCGTCTCGGCCAAGGACGTGACGCACTGAACGCAGAAAGGACCGGCGGCAAGCGGAGCTAGTTGCCGGAAGGAGAGCGGTGGAACCGCAGTAGCAGGGACGCACTAACCACCCGCCGAGCAGGACGCGGAGCGGGCTTTTTTCAACAGCAAAGGACGCAGTATGAGCACGGAACTTTCAACACAACGGGCCAGCGGGCTGGCTCTTCAGACGTTCGATGACGCATGGCGGTTCTGGCAAATGGTGGCAAAGACTGACTTTGCCCCCAAGGATTTCAAGAACAAGCCTGAGTCTTGCATGCTCGCAGGGCAACACGGGGCAGAGCTTGGGCTTGGCCCAATGCAGTCTCTGCAGTGCATCGCCGTGATCAACGGACGGCCAACCATCTGGGGCGATGCCGCGCTAGCCTTGGTGCAGAGCTCGTCCGTTTGCGAGTTTGTCAGCGAGGCAGTTGAGGGCGACGGCGACCAGATGGTTGCCACCTGCATTGCAAAGCGGCGTGGCTACCCAGCCCCGTCTGCCATCAAGTTCAGCGTTGCCGACGCCAAGAAAGCAGGGCTGTGGGGCAAGTCTGGCCCGTGGACGCAGTACCCCAAGAGGATGCTGCAGCTGCGGGCCAGGGGCTTCGCCCTGCGCGACGCCTTTCCTGACGTGCTGCGTGGGCTTGTGACGGCCGAAGAGGCTCAGGACTACCCCACGCAGCCTGAGCCCGTCGTGGTGCGGCCGAAGTTCACCGACGAGCCCAAGGCCACCGTCGTGAAACTCAAGGCGGATCAGCCGGCCACTGCCAGCGATGCACTTGGCAACGCCCGCCTGGCGGTGAGCAAGGCCGACAGCATCACGGCGTTAAACCGTCTGCGAACGCTGGTGGCTCAGCGGCTCACGGAAGGCAAGTTCACGAAAGCCGAGCACGACGAGCTCGTCCAGTTGATGCTGCACCGGGCCGAGATGCTGGGCGACTCTGACGATGGCGTGGCGTTTGAGCACGAGGCCGCTGAGCACGAGGTGACGGCATGACCGAGCCACTCGTGATTGACGCCAAGGTCGTGGCGGACTACCTCGAGCGGCAGCACTTGCCACGCATGGCAAGTTGGGCCTTGGCCCAGGCCAACGCCGTGGCCCGCGAGCGACTCATGGCCGAAGTCTTTCGCCGCGAACTCAGCGACACGCTGCGAAGGCTTGAGAAGTACGAGCCCAGCATTCAGCACACGCCCGTGAGTTGCGTCCCACCACCAGAGAGCAGCGATTGAACACGCCACGCCATTGGCGAAGCAGGCTGACGAACACAGCCGCATTGGCCGCCTAGCGGTAGGTGGCGAGTAACAACCGCAGCCGACGCCGTTGATCCGGCGGTGAGTCGGTCGCGCCGGGCGTAACCCGGCAAATACACACGAAAGGATGCGTGGACGATGCAGGTTTATTTGGATGACGCAATCGACTCATACCGCAGATTCCTGCGTATCAAGTCGCTGCCGCGTTACGAGATCCACGGCCGTATGGCGTGGTTCCCAGACGAGTACGCAGGCGACATCGGCGTAGCTGCCGACCAGCCAGCCATTGCGTCATACGAGCCACGGCCTGGGCTCTTTGATTACCAGCGGGACATTGTGCGGCTGGCGGTTGAGAAGAAGCGTTACGCCATCTTCGCTGACTGCGGGCTCGGCAAAACGCTGATGCTGCTTGAGTTTGCACGGCACGTCCGCGAGACGGTGCCCGACAAGCCCGTGCTGATTGTGTCGCCGCTCATGGTGGTTAAGCAGACGGTGGCCGAGGCCCAGAAGTTCTACGGCGACACGCTGCCCATCGAGCAGGTGGCAGCCAAGGATCTGGCCAAGTGGATGAAGAAGCCAGGCGGCCGGCTTGGCATCACGAACTACGACGCACTGCGAGACGATACGCCTGCCGGCGATCTGGCGGGACTGATTCTTGATGAATCGTCCATGCTCAAGAGCCACTATGGAAAATGGGGCCAAGTCTGCCTGCGAATAGGTGCAGGCGTTGAGTGGAAGCTGGCCCTTACCGGCACGCCTGCACCGAATGACCGCATCGAATACGCCAACCATGCCGTATTTCTGGACGCATTCCCAAACGTCAACTCATTCCTGGCCAAGTTCTTCATCAATCGTGGCCAGACGATGGAGCGTTGGGAACTGAAGCCACACGCACTGCGGCCCTTCTATCGTGCTCTGTCGCACTGGTGCATCTTCCTGACAGACCCCAGCACCTACGGCTGGAAAGATAACGTCCACAACATCCCGCCCATTCACGTTCACATTGATGACGTGCGGCTATCTGCGGAGCAGGAGAAGGCCGTACGTGCAACGACGGGCCAGCTGTTCGTCACTGAGCTCGGCGGCATCACGACCAGGGCCAAGCTCTCGCGTATGGCCAAGTGCGAAAGCAGCATCAAGCCACAGTACATCGTGGACATGGTGCGAGAGTGGCCAACCGAAAGCACCATCATCTGGTGTCGATACAACGACGAGCAGGACATGCTGGCCCGCATGATTCCCGAGGCCGCGAGCATCGACGGCAAGACGCCGCAGGAAGAACGCCAGCGGCTCGTTGACGAGTTCAAGGCCGGCAGCATCAAGGTGCTCATCACCAAGCCCAAGATCCTGGGCTTTGGACTCAATCTGCAAATCTGCACGCGACAGGTATTCAGCGGCTTGCAGGACTCCTACGAGGAGTATTACCAGGCCGTGAAAAGGAGCAACCGCGTCGGCTCGTGGCGTCCGCTCAACGTCCACGTCCCCGTGACTGACATCGAACGCCCGATGGTTGAGAACGTGCTGCGTAAGGCACGTCGCGTCGAGGCCGACACCCGCGAGCAGGAGGCGATGTTTCGTGACGCTACTGCCTGACCACTCACCGTACGCCATACACCACGGCGACTGCATCCCGCACATGCTCGAGGACATGCCGCCGCATTCGGTTGATTTCTCCGTTTTTTCGCCGCCGTTCCCGAGCCTGTTTTCCTACACGTCAAAGGCTGAGGACATCGGCAACAGCGAGAACATGAAAGGCGAAGCCAAGATCCACCTGTCCTACTTCTTTCGCGGGCTCGCTCGCGTGCTGAAGCCTGGCCGGGCCGTTGTCGTTCACGTCATGCAGATACCCAGGCTTAAGCGTTCCGGCGAAGTAGGGCTGCACGACTATCGCGGGCTCAATATTCGCTTGGGTGAGCGGGCTGGGCTCGTCTACGAATACGACTGGGTGGTGCGCAAGAATCCGCAGGCGCAGGCGATTCGCACGCGAAGCCGTGAGCTCCAGTTCGCCGGCCTGGAGAGCGACAGGGCCAAGCAGCGTGGGTGCCTGCCCGACTACCTCATCAAGTTCCGAGCACCCGGCGAGAACGCACTAGCCATCGACTCTGAAGGCGACGTGTCGAGGAACGAGTGGATTGACTGGGCCGAATGCTGCTGGAGTGACATCCGCGAGACGAACACGCTGAACGTCAAAGAGGCCCGCAGCGAAGAGGACACGAAGCACATATGCCCGCTGCAGTTGGACGTGATTGACAGGCTTGTGAGGCTGTACAGCAACCCCGGCGAGGTTGTCTTTTCACCATTCACTGGCATTGGCAGTGAGGGCTACGTGGCACTGCAACGTGGGCGCAGGTTCTACGGCTGCGAACTTAAGCCCGAGTACCACGCCCAGGCGTTGAAGAATCTGGCCAAGGCTGAGCGGACGCACCAAGCGAATAGCAAAACTCTCTTCGATGCACAGGAGGCCGTGGCATGAGCGATTATTACCAGAGCGATGAGAAGAGGCTCGCCGAGTTGCCTTTGTTCGGCTCGTTTGGGAAGTCGCTGGCTGTGGTTGTTGAGCCGGCGCAGCAAATGAAAGAAACGTCGAGGGACTTTCATGCAAGCAGGCAGGCCCAGCAGCACGCTCTGACAAAGTTGCGAGCCGGCCACGGACTAACAAAGGCTGTTTACGAACAGTCGTTCGGCGATGGCAGGCGGCTAGCACCAGCAATTGAGCAACTTCGTAATGCTCACGGATTCTCGATTGAAGGACACGGCACATGCAAGAAGCCGTACAGGCTTTGTGATGTTTTGCAGCGACCAATGATGGCGATGGTAACGCCAGACATGAAGGCGATTTACTACACGCTGCCGCATTGGCATAGGGTCAAGCAGGAACGCCATGCACGGGACTCGCATCGGTGCGTCCTGTGCATGTCCGGGTCAGACCTTCGGTGCCATCACGTGTCGTACAGCAAGCTCTTCAATGAGCCGATCGAAGACCTGATGACCCTGTGCGAGACATGCCACGAAAGGGTTCATGAAGAATGTCGGCTAAAGTTCCCGAGCGGTGTGTCCGTTCAGTATGCCCATTGGTTGGGCTGGAAAGAGTTTGAGACATGGCTGCTGCCGTAACGAGCTTGGCAAAGATCAGCGAGGCCCGACGCGCGTTGGCGTCGGCGCAGACGCTTGATGACGTACTGAGCATTCGGGACCAAGCGAAGGCATTGGAGGCGTGCCTAAAAATCGTTGGCGAAAGCCTAGAGGCGGCGAACGACGCAGCCGAGGTGAAGCTGCGTGCCGAGCGGAGGGCTGGCGGAATGCTCGCCGAAAGAAACGACGCGAGGGGGAGAAACCAGCACTCGCACGAGGATGCTGACATCGTGTCAGGACCCTCATTAAAAGAACTTGGAGTTAGCGAGCAGCAGTCGTCTCGTTTTCAGCGTGAGTCCAAGGTTGATGACGACACGTTTGAGCGGTACCTCGCGTCATGCCGCGAACAGCAACGTGAGATTACGCAAGCCGGCTTACTCAACATTGCCAAGGGCTGCCACGTCTCGGCCAACAGCGGAGAAAACGAGTGGTACACGCCGCGGGAATACATTGAGGCGGCCCGCGATGTGATGGGCAGCATCGACCTTGACCCGGCCAGCTGCGATACGGCCCAGGCCAACGTCAAGGCTCGGCGGTTCTACACGGCCGACGACGACGGTTTGTCCAAGAAGTGGAATGGAAACGTTTGGCTAAATCCTCCCTACGGGAAGGACGTGATCGGCTTGTTTGCAGAAAAGTTGGTCGATGAGTCTCGCCGCTTTGACCAAGCCGTTGTGCTTGTCAACAACGCGACAGACACAGCGTGGTTCCATCGGCTTGCTTCTGTCGCGTCCGCCGTCTGTTTTATTTGCGGTCGGGTGAAGTTTCTCGACAAGAGCGGCAATCCTGCAAACACGCCAGTGCAAGGTCAAGCAGTTCTCTACGTCGGCCGAAGCGTCGAGCATTTCAGAAGTCGGTTTTCGGAGTTTGGTCTTGTTGTTATCCCCGTGCGTGACGTTCTTAAGGCCGGGACGCTTTACGACCTCGGACATCGCTAAGGAGGCCACGGATGGCACGCACCCGTAGCATTAAGCCGTCGTTCTTCAAGAACGAGTTCCTAGCCGAGTGCGAGCCGATGGCTCGTCTGCTCTTCGTCGGACTCTGGACGCTGGCCGACAGCCAGGGCCGCATGGAGTTCCGGCCCATGCGGATCAAGGCTGAACTTTTCCCGTATGAGAACTGCGACATCGTTGGCCTGCTCAAGCAGCTGGCCGACAGGGGCTTCGTCCGAGCCTACGAATCGGGCGACGTGAAGGTGCTTGAGATCCCGACTTTTGGTGAGCACCAGAGGTGTCACCCCGACGAGCGTGACGAAGGACTGCCGCCAGCCGACGAATCGGCGGAAACCATCGTTTTTCCCGAGCGAAACGCAAAACCGGGAAATCCGGCGCTTGAGCCGGGAAATCCCCCGGCTTCTTGCGCCTTTAATCCTTCTTCCTTTAATCCTTCTACCTCTAATCCTTTGGATGCTCCGAGCACGCCGCAGCGGCGGCGTTGCTCGAAGCCAGCCGATCCGCTTCGGTGGACTGCGGAAACCGGCTGGGAAGGAATCACCGACGCTGACCATGCGGAATGGTCGCAGGCTTATCCGGCGGCTGACCTTCCCGTGGAGTTTGCCAAGGCCACGCAGTGGCTTAAGGCAAACCCGAAGAAGGCACGGAAATCGAACTGGCGACGTTGGCTGACCACGGTGTGGCTCAGCAAGTGCCAGGATCGTGGTGGCACCCACCGAGAGGCTGCACGGCCTGGCGTTGTCGATGACATCGCCCGCAAGGCCGCACTTGACCGCAAGGCCAAGGAGTTCGCTGGCATGAGCCCAGCCCCGTACCGGCGACCGAAGGAGCTCGCCGGGTTGACACCCGACTTATCACTCAAGGAAGAGACATGACCCCAGAAAACACCACCACCATCGAGCGTCTGCCGCTCACGCCTAGCCAGCAGCGGGCGTACGAGTTCATTGCGTCCACCGCCGGCCTGTGGGGGCCAAGCGTCCGAGAGATCGCGGCCGGGCTCGCCTACAAGTCGCCGCGCGCGGTGACCGGCATGCTCGAGCAGCTGGAACGCAAAGGCTGGATCACACGCGAGCCGGGCAAGTCCCGTGGAATCAGGGTGCGAACATGACCACAGAAAGACTCATCAAGCGTCTGCTGCGTTTGCAGGGCGGCTGCGTCAACGCCAGCGAAGACAGCGAGAACTGGGAGATGCACGACGCCCTGGTGGCGAACGCTCGCACCATCGGGATCGCCATCGCGTCCATCAAGACGCTCAAGGCCGAGAACGACGAACTGCGGGCCAGACTCGTCAGGCAGGCGTGCTACTTCGAGCACATCGAAGCACGCGAACAGCCCAAGACGTGGCCGCTGCTTGAGGACACGGGGGAAGACCTATGACGCTCTCAGACTTCGTGTGGTTGGCAATAGGCGAAACACTTCTCGCGGGCACTTTCGCTCTCGGGATCTTGGTTGGTGTGTCTCTTAATCGAAAGGGCCAAAGGAATGGCAACTGCAACACGGGAACGGAAGACGAGTGGAATCACACTGGCAACGTCAACGCTAAGGGCGGCTCTTGCCGACGTGCTCAGGGCTGTGCCAGCACGGCACGCGAAGCCAATCTTGGCCAACGTCCGACTAGGTGACGGGCTGCTGACTGGCACGGATCTCGAGGTGCGGATTGACCGCGAGATCGACTACCACGGCGACGCCATGCTGCTGCCTGCGCACAGGCTCAACGCCATCCTGCGGGCCGCGACCGGCGACGAGGTGTTTCTGATTCCGAAGGAGTCCAGCGTCACGGTGAAGTGCGGCTCTGGCTCGTGGACTTTGCCAACCGAGGACGCTAGCGAGTTCCCAACGTGGGACGCTGGCGATCTGAAGGCAATCTGCCGTCTGCCAGCTGACCAGTTCTGCAGGGCCGCCAAGGCCACGACGTACGCCACGGACACCGAGTCCAGCCGCTACGCACTGGGTGGCGTCATGCTTGATGTGGAAGCAACCGCAGACGGTTCACGACAGCACTGGGTTGGCACTGACGGTCGACGCCTGGCGTGCGTCGAGACTGAAAGCGACGATGCCGTGGACGCCTCGCAGACCATCGTGCCGTCCAGGTTGCTGGCGACGGTGGCAAGCATGGCCACGGGTGACGGCAGCGTGCAGGTGGAGTCCAACGGCAAAGAAGTCCGCTTTTCGCTGGACGGCTGCACAATCACGGGCCGGCTCGTGGACGGTCGCTATCCACGATGGCGTGACGTGGTTGGCGAGGCGGAAGGCGAGCCCACCGTGATCGACGTGGTGGAGCTGCTCCAGGCGGTGCAGTCTGCGGCCATCGTCACCAGCGAGCAGTCCAAGGGCATCTCTTTGACGTGGACGGCCAGCTTGCTGGTGCTCGTGGGCCGCTCGAGCGAGTACGGGGAAAGTCGCGTCATTTGCCCGACGATTGCGGCTGGCTCAACGGCAAGCACCAAGCTTGACCCGAAGTTTCTGGCCCAGTTTTTGGCGAACCTGCCAGCCGACGAAGAGCCGCATGTTGACGTGTACGTGAAGGACGCTCAGAGCCGCGTGCTTCTTCGCTGCGGCCCGTACACGGGCGTGATCATGCCGCTTGCGGAGGACGCATGAAAGCCAGCGAAGCGTCACGCAACCACTCGCGGGCTGATCTCGTGCTGCTGCACCAGCTGTGGGCGGAAGGCGTTACATCGTCAGAGATTGCCAAGCGGTTTGGCGTTGCTTATTCCACCGTTACGAAGTGGGCACAGCGGTACAAACTGCCACGCAGGACGCTGCACCCAGCTGACGAGCCCGAAGCGCCGACGCCCGAGGACGATGCCGCATCGCTAGACGGGCTGGCGCTGTCGCCGTGGGTTGAGGAGCGGGCCAAGGTTGTGAGGGAAAAGCACTACGACAACAGACGGCAAGTAGCCACAGAACACGCAGGATAAGCGGCGGCTCCGCCGTCCGCTTTATCCGCTGGTTCTGTGAGCGTAGAGGAGAGACATGAGTGACATAGTTTTTGATCGGATGCTGCTTGACCACATGGAAAAGATGGCCGCTCTCCGCAACGACGCTGACCGGCTGGTGATCACAGAGGCCGAACGGGACGCGATTGCATGGGCATCAAAGACGTTGTGCGTCGGCTGGCATGACCTAAAACCAAAGGACAAGGACCGCAGCAGGCAGGCTGCGGCGACACTGAAAAGCCTGCTGGAGCGGATCGTTTAGCCACAGAACCAGTAAGTATGCGGACCCGTATATCCGCCACCGCTGGCCATATATCTCCAAGCCGTCAGCGCCGTGCAGCCGCTGGCCGCAGGCTTGCCGCGTTAACGCGGATTATCTGCCGCATATCTCGCAGTCGTGTCACGCCCTGCGACACGATGGCTGAACGTATGTCAAAAGCAACGAAAAGCGAACGCTTTTGCTTACGAGTGGGGCGGCCCTAATTCCTTGACACGTTTGCAATCCTGCTGGCTGTGGATTGTTTCCCAGTCACAGGAGGACTGCTATGCGTTTCGTTTTGCTTCTCGCCGCCCTGGCGTTCGCGTCCGTTGCCAACGCTGACACCGTGGTGGCCCGTCGTGGTTCTGTCATCAGTGCCCAGGATCACGCCGTCGTGATCGCTCGCCGTGGCTCGCTCGTGCATTCCAGCTGCGGCCAGATGGAAGGTATCGGAAGCGGGCCCAGTCCATCTGCAGCACGTCAGTCGTGTTGTTTCTTCAACGATGCCATGGCAGGCCGCCGCGTCATCGTTGACGAGGGCGTGGCCTACTCGCCCGTCGCCCGTCGCTGGTTCGCAGTCATCCGCTATCGGTGAGCCTTGGCCGTCACGTTCACCGTCGCAGGGCAGCCCGTCCCACAGCCGAGGCCGCGAGTCTCGACTGCGGGCGGGTTCGCCCGTGCGTACGTGCCAGGGAAGCACCCGGTGCATGCGTACCGCGAGGCTATCGCAGCAGCTGCTCGAAGTGCTGGGCTCACGACAACAGGCGAGCCGCTCAACGTGGTGATTGATGCGGTGTTTGAGCGCCCGAAGTCGCACATGAACAAAGCAGGCGTAAAGAGCACGTCTCCGCGACTGCCTAGGCCCGACGTAGACAACATCGCCAAGGCCGTGCTCGACGCGCTGCAGGACGTGATGGGCGATGACTCGCTTGTGGGCCGGTTGGTGGTGGAGAAGTCGTACGGAACGGAGGCACGCACTACCGTGCGAGTGTCGTGAGCAACGCTAGCCTGTACCGATACCTGACGTATCACTGCGTCCATTACCCGGTGCGCCATTACCTTGAGATCGGCACACGAGACGGTGACAGCCTGCGAGTCGTGCTCGAGAACACGTCTGAGATTCAGTCTGTGTGGGTTGCTGATCTTTGGGGCACAGACTACGGCGGAAGCGGGCGTGGCAATCACCAGCACATTGACCAGCTGCTGGACGATTTCAACTTTGACGGCCGCCGTGCTTTCCTTGATGGCAACAGCCGAGACACGATTCCGGCGCTGATGCCAGAGAAGTCCAAGGCGTTTGACCTAGTGCTCGTAGACGGCGACCACTCTTTTGATGGCGGAATGGCTGACCTTGTTAACGTGTGGCCGCTGGTGAAGCCAGGCGGTGCAGTCGTGTTCCATGACATCACGCACCCGGCTCACTTGGACTTGCAGCGGTGCTTTGATGAGTTTGTTGCGTCCAAGAATGCGCCGCACGAAATCATTGCTGAGCCATATGGCGTAGGAGTCGTGTGGAAACGATGAATCTTCCAGCACACCTCTGGCATCCATTTGAGTTGTTTGGCGAGTCGTACGCCAAGCGTGTCAAAGAGGGCGCTGCCCGGCTGCGAAACTCACGGATTGCTTTTGTGGGCCTTGCCCGGAACTGTGCCGTGCGACTTGCTCAGAACCTGGGCCACCTTGAGCAGCTGCAGGATCTGTGCGGCTCTTGGTCGCTGCACATTGAGAGCAACGACTGCGAAGACGCCACACTAGACGTGCTGCACGACTACTGCCGCGAGAAGCCGCAGGCCACGTTTCACTATCAAATCCTAGGACGCGAGCATTACGGCGCAGAGTTCGCCGGCCCCCGCACGATCGCCCTGGCCGAATACCGCGACTCGTGCCAGCGGTGGGTACGGGCCTGCTCGCCCGACGCGGACTATGTAGTTGTGATTGACTGGGACGCATGGGGCGGCTGGAACCATCACGGCGTGCTCAACGGTTTTGGCTGGCTCGTTGAGTTACCGGGTGCGTACGGCATGGCCAGCGTGTCGCTCAATGAGTGGAAGATGATTTCGATGGGCGACGATGGCAAGCCAACTCTAGGGAACGGGTGGACGCACTATGACGCCTGGGCCTTGCGTGGCGTTGGTCAGTCTGGTTGCTACTTCGATGACTACACGGCCGGGCTAGGCGGCTGGAAACACCAATGGCTGCCGCCGGTTGGCTCGCCTCCTGTGCTCGTCTCGTCTGCGTTTGGTGGCATGTGCATCTACCGCACTGATGCCTATCTGAAGGGAACGTATGACGGCGTGAGAGACTGCGAGCATGTTCCGTTCCATCAAAGCATTGCACGAGCGACAGGGCAGCACCTGTTTCTCAACCCGTCTCAGCGAATGCTGATGGCCTGGATGCCTGAGCCATGCGTGGAATCACCTCAACCATAAGCGTGGCCGCTTTCCACGCTGATTGGATGACTCACATGCCCATGCGGGCACTGTGTGAGCGTTGGACGATTTCCCGCGATCAGGTCATCCGCCTGGCCGTGGTGTGGGAGTTGCCCCGACGCCACGACAGGAAGCTCAGAGCAAAGCCGCTCAGGCAGCGAGATCCCACAACCACAGAGATTCAGCAGGCGTGCATCCGCATCCAGGCGACGTGGAGCAAAGACGTGGAAGAAGAGCGGCGAGTTGTGAAGTCTCAGGCGTTTTCCATGAAGCGGATACCGCTTGACAACGCGACTCGTTCGCAAATCGACGTGGAATACAACGGCGACTGTGACGTGTGGGAGGAACGACCATGAACGCACCGAAAGGCAAGGAAGACGTGCTGCGGCGCATCGTCATCGAATACGGGCAGCTGTACGCCTACATCTACATGACCGATGGAAACGGGAAGCTGCTGGACGAAGAGGTTTTTAAGCAGCCCTTCCGGCTGGAGCGAAAGGAAGCCCACGAGGAGGCCAAAGACGCCTACGACGCTGCCTACGACTGGATGAACGAAATCGTGAACGTGACGCCGCCACTGCAAGGAGACGAGGACGGCGGGGCAGAATCAGAAGCGGAGGACTAGCCATGCCAGCGTATGAAGCCACGCCCGCCGAGCTTGAGCAGTACGGATCGAAACTCACGATATGGCAGCAACTCGCCCTGCTGCAGGCTTGGTCGCCGCTCATTGGCTACGGCCAGCGGTTCATCAACGAGGCAGACCCGTACAAGCGAAGCATCATTGTCAGTGAGGCTTCTGAGTGGCTGGCGTCCAAGACCAACGCCCAGGCCGATGACCAGCTGGTGCGTCTGCTTGGCGACTTGCTGAAGACTAAGCAAGGCGAAGCCTTGGTCCGGTGGTGCCTGCTGCAAGTGGAGGCCGTCCGTTGAGCGATGATTCAGTCATACGCCTTGCAGCCGTGGTGGCGGCGGTTGCTTTGCTGGCCGCCCCGTATCGGGAAACCATCGCCGGCTGGCTCTCTCAGGCCGCCGAAGCCTGCTACGCCGAGCGCTCCGCTCTCAGCAGGATCGCAGCCGCGTTGCTGATTCTTGCGGCTGCATGGGGCCAGATCCCTATGCCCAGACTACCGGCGGCTCCTGCCGTCACTGTGGACGTGGAGACTCCGAGCGTGGAGATGCAGCAGCTGGTGAAGCCCGTGGCCGAGTCCCTCAAGTCGTTGCCAATGGGCGACCGGATGCTGTGGGCTCAAACGTGGAACAAGGCCGCCACCGTCGTGGCCGGCGATTCCGTGACTACCGAAGTGGTGTTCACTGATACCCGCTCTCTGCGGATGTTCACCACGCTGGCCATTGAGATCGCGTGGCGTCGCATCGGGCAGCACGCACCCGGCTCAGTGGCAGGGCTCAGGGAGGCCGTGGAGGCCGCCTACGGGCAGGCTATTGGCACCGACGTGGTTTCAGTCACGGCAGACGTGAGAAGCCGTTACGCAGCGTTTGCCAAGGCCGTGGCGTGGGCCGGCGTCAACGGGGGCTGACGCATGGCTGACCACGGCATGGGCTATGTGCCCGACCCGGAAGGTTCTGAGGCGTTCGTGGCCACGTTGCCACACCCAACGCTTGCATCAGCAGGGCCTGACCTCAAGGCCGCTGATCAGGATGTCATGCTGTACCCGGCCCTGCTTCAGTGCATGCCGTCCTGGCGTCGAGGCTCGCAAGGAAACGTTGGAAGTTGCGTTGGCTGGGGCGCGTCGCTCGCAGTAGACGTGCTCGCTGCGACGGACATCCATTGGCGGAAAGAGCCCGAAGCGTGGAACGGCCGCACGATCGAGGCGAGCCTGTACGGTTTCAGCCGCGTTGAGGCTCGCGGGCAGAAGTCGAACACTGGCGGCGACGGCAGCACGGGCTTCCATGCGGCCAAGAGCGTCCGAGACTACGGTGCCCTGCACTACGGCGTGAACTACGGCGGCACTGTGTTCGACAAGCACAGCAGCCAACGGGAACGCGACTGGGGCCGCAACGGCGTGCCCGACGGGCTCGAGCGATTCTCCAAGGAACGGCGGTGTTCAGAGACAACGCTGGCCACGTCGTTTACTGAGGCGGCGAAAGCAATCAGTAACGGCTACCCGGTTGTCGTGTGCAGCGGCCAGGGCTTCAGCATGAGCCGAGACGCTGACGGTTTCTGCAAGCCGGGTGGCGTTTGGTGGCACTGCATGTGCTTCATTGGCGTGCGGTTTGGCAAGCGTCCTGGCCTACTCTGTGCCAACTCGTGGGGCGACTCCAACACGGTGGGAAAGCACTTCCCCGAGACGATGCCGGATGTCGTCCGTAAGTGCTCATTCTGGGTCGATGCCGAAGTTGCCACCAAGATGCTGAGCGGTCGTGACTCCTACGTCTACGCCGGGTACAGCGGCTTCAAGCCAACGGCGATGCCTGACAACTGGCTGCGAGGTGTGCTGTGAGGTTTCTTATCTGCCTCGTTGTCGTGCTGATTGGATGCGTGGCCACGCTGCCCGACGACCACGGCGTATCCGCTGACATGGCCTGCGAGACAGCCCGCATGGTGACGCAGCTGCGGCACGAGATCGCACCGACGCCGGCCAGCGACAAGTGCGACAACTGCGTTGATGGCTTCATCGGTGACGGGAAAATCAAAATCACCTGCCCTGCCTGCAAAGGAACGGGCAAGAAATGACGCGCGAAGAACTCGTTGCCGACGTTTGGGACTCGCTGCCGATGCGTAAGCATCTGATAGGCCGCGAGCGTGTTGGCCGCATTGTGGAGCGGGCTTTGAGGGAATGGCCCATTCCGGTGCTGTACCAGTGCGACGCCAAGCAAACCGAGGTGGTAGCCAAACACTTCGCACGGCGTCTTGAACGCCAGGAGC